AATGAAAGAGAAATTGCCGGAAGACTTAATTGTCGCCGTCTCCACAGGCTCTACCATTGCGCCGGAAAATGATCCCCGGCCAGCGGTTTTGCAAATCGGACAGACGCTTACCAAAGCTATGTCTAAACTCCAGTAAAAGAAAAGGTACAATATAATGTCGAATATCACTACATTTGGCGGCGCTAACTTGCCGTCCGTTCAATCACTCTCTGGCGCGCTGCGCTCCATTCAAACGGAAGTTGGGCCGACAGGAACAGTCATCATCAAGATGGACAAGACAGGCCATTGGGTTTTCGGTGCAGACCAGACCGAAATCGAAGAAGGCAGCCTCTGGGCCGCTAACCCGTTCTCGTTCGTCCACGGCTATATTGCGTGGGGCAACGGCGAAGTGTTGGCTGAAAAGCTGGTTCCGGTGTCAGAGTCGTTGCCAGAGTTAGAGCCAGCACCATCAGGCGCAGAACGCGGCTGGGAAATGCAAGTTGGTATGATGCTGGTTTGCACGAACGGCGAAGACAAGGGTATGCAGGCGCGTTTCGCTAACACATCGGTGGGCGCTAAACGCGCAGTGCAAGCGTTGGCAGTCGCCATCGCCGATCAGGTCGAGAAAGACCCGACCAAGCCCGTGCCGTTGATTGACCTAAAGGTCGAGCATTATATGCACAAGAAATACGGCAAGGTGCTTACGCCTATTTTTAACATTACCGATTGGGTGTCTATGGATGCCAATGCGGTTGAAGAACCAGAGGATGCGGAATTGGAAGTCGCCGCTGAACCTGAAGCCGCTGAAGGTGCGCGTCGCCGGCGTCGCGTAGCTTAAGGGGTGTGAAAGCCGGGGTGATCCACCACCCCGGCGAGTAGCAGAAGAGTGAGAACTTCTATGTCTAAATTATGGGTTGACTTTGAAACGCGCAGCCGTTGCGACCTTCGCAGCCGCGGCGTGTACAATTACGCGCAGGACGCCAGCACAGATGTGCTGTGTATGTCATACGCATTTGATGACGAAGACGTGCGGACGTGGCTACCCAATGAGCCTTTCCCGCAAGCCGTCAAAGATCACAAGGGGCTAGTGTACGCGCACAACGCAGCGTTCGAGCGCCTGATATTCTGGTACGTCCTTCAGGTCGAGTTTAAGCTGGAGCAGTTTTATTGCACCGCAGCGCAGGCCCGCGGCAACTGCGCGCCGGGCAGCCTTGAGGATGTGGGCCGTTTTGCTGGCGCCACCATGAAGAAAGACCACCGCGGCGGACAACTGATCCGCGCGCTATCCATCCCGCAATCAGACGGCACATTCCGCGAAGACGCCAAGCTGATGCAGGAGATGGTTGACTATTGCGAACAGGACGTGCGGGCCATGCGCGCCATAGCGCAGGCGCAGCGTCCGCTGTCCGACGAAGAGTTGGCAGACTATCATGTCAACGAGCGCATCAACGACCGCGGCGTGTTGCTCGACAGGTCATTGGCGCTGGCTGCCGTGCGCTACGCTGAAGCTGAATTGGCTGAGATACAAGACATTGTCGCAGAGATAACAGACGGCGAGATAAAGTCCGTCCGCAGCCCCAAGATGAAGAAGTGGGTGCTGGACAGGGTAGGGCCGCAGGCGCTTGAACTGGCGACCATTTACAAAGACGGCGAACCTAAGCTATCCATCGACAAGAACGTGCGGGCTAACTTGCTTGCGCTGGCAGGAGATAATCCAGATGAAGTACCATCGGAAGTTGCGGAAGTCATCCAGTGCGCGGACGATCTGTGGGCATCGTCCGTTGCCAAGTTTCAGCGTGCGGCGGCGCTTGCTGATGAGGAAGATCATAAGGTTAGAGGAGCGTTCGTATTTTCAGGAGGAAGTGCTACTGGCCGTGCTTCATCATTTGGGCTTCAAGTCCATAACTTCCCGCGCAAGTGTGCAGGAAACCCGGCATTAGTGCGGCAGGCTATGGTGCGCGGACACAGAATCGTTCCCGATCATGGCCGCCGCGTAACTGACGTTCTAAAAGGTATGCTGCGCCCATCGCTGATGGCGGGCAAAGGCAAGCGGCTTGTGGTTGCCGATTGGGCAGCCATCGAAGCGCGGGTGACGCCGTGGGCGTCCAACAGCAGCTTTGGCGCAAACAAGCTGGACATCTTTGCCAAGGGCGAGGATGTCTACAAGCACAACGCTATGGCGACTTTCCATGTCGGTTACGGCGATGTCAACACAGACCAGCGCCAGATCGGGAAAGTGCAAGAGTTGGCGTGCGGCTTTGCCGGCGGCGTCGGTGCGTTTGCCAGCATGGGCCGCATCTACGGCCTGCTGATGTCAGAAAGCGACGCAAAGCGCATGGTTGACGCATGGCGCAGGGCTAACAAGTGGGCCGTGCCTTACTGGTCTGGCCTTGAAGACACCTATATGCGTGCCATGCGTAACAAGGGCCGCGAGTTCAAGATTGGCCGCGTCACATATTTATTTGACGGACTGCATCTTTGGTATGCGCTTCCGTCGCGCCGTGTGTTATGTTATCCTTTCGCCCGTTTCGACGAGGAAGGCAATCTGACCTACGCGAAGGCTTCTTGGAAGCCAGCCGCTGATGCTAAGGAGTGGCCTAGGGCGCGGCTATGGCGCGGTCTGGCGTGTGAAAACATCACACAGGCTGTCGCCAACGACTTGCTGCGCTACGCCTTGCGTCAACTGGACGATGTAGTTTTGCACATCCACGATGAAATCGTTTTGGAAGTGCCAGAAGCAGATGCAGAGGCTGCCGCAGCGCGGCTGGTGCAGATTATGTGTACGCCGCCACCTTGGGCATCAGGGCTTCCCCTGAACGCTGAAGTGGCTATCATGGATCGTTATGGAAAATAAGGAGCAAGCGATGAGTGAGGATCGCATTAAGTTCGTAGACTATATAGTCGGTTTGGCCGCTGGGACAGTGGGTGAGACTGCTTTGTTAGTCCGTCAGAAGCCCACGCATGACAGCGACGGCAATCTGATATACCACGCAGACGGCGCGCCCAAGGCCACCTTCCCTGCGTTCATGCCAGAAAAGGCCCGCATCAAAGAAGGCGAGGCTTGGTATGTCAACACAGGATCGTTCGTCGTTGACCGCTTTGTAGACGGCAAGCCCGCTGCCAAGTCGAGCAACGTCGAGTTCGTGTTGTTCATGATGCTGGATGACATCGGCACAAAGTCTAAGACACCGCCGCTTGACCCGACATGGATACTGGAAACCAGCGAAGGTTCGTTCCAGTGGGGTTATGCGTTCAACGAACAGCCAAACAAGGGCGACTTCTGCGCGGCTATCAAAGCTATTGCAGATGCTGGCTACACTGATCCGGGCGCGACTAACGCTGTCCGTAACTGCCGTATCCCCGGCAGCGTCAACATGAAGCGCGGGCGCGGCAGCTTCCCTGCGCGGCTGGTCGAGTTCCACCCTGACCGCGAATACACTTTAGAGCAGATTTGCACTGCGCTAAACGTCACGCCAGAGGAAGGCGACACCGCAGAGTTTAAGGCTGTGCAGTTGCGCGACAAGGGTTTGGACAACGTCCTGACATGGTTAAGCGAAAAGAGCCTAGTCCTTAGCGCGCCCAACACAGACGGCTGGTGTGCTATCGTCTGTCCCAACCATCAAGAACACAGCGATGGCATGATCGAGGCGCGCTACAAGCCGCTGGATCGTTCGTTCTGCTGCTATCATGGACACTGCCAAGACTTAGACAGCCGCACGTTCCTTGATTGGGTAGCCAATAACGGCGGCCCAAAGGTAACGCCGGGTTTGCGTGACGAACTAATCGCTGAACGTATGGCGTCCATGTATGACAAGATAGCGCCAACGCAAGCCTTTCCTGACGAAGCCGCAGCGCGCGTGCGTGAGGTCGAAAAGAAAGAAGCAGGCCGGCTGGAACAAAGCGAGTGGTTCGAGCGTTTCGCTTACATACAGTCTGATGACTGCTATTTCGACATGGTGACACGCCAAGAGATAGCCCGTAACGTCTTCAACGCCCTGTTCCGTCACGTCGACTGTCGCTCTATCCATAAGAAGACGCAGCGCGTGCAGTCATCCATCTATTTTGACGAGCGCCGCCAAGATCGCGGTGCGCCTGCGCTGGCAGCGGTGACGTTTGCCGCCGGCGATGACGTTCTGGTGACGCGCGACGGGTTGGTTTACGGCAATAGGTGGACAAACGCCCGCCCTGATGTAGCCCTTAGCGATACAATCGCGGATCATGATGTCGAACTTTGGCTAGAGCATTGCCGCAATCTGGTCGTTGATGATGCAGAGTTGGATCACATCCTTGACGCTATGGCGTTCAAGATACAGAATCCAAACATCAAGATAAACCATGCAATCCTTATCGGCGGCGATGAAGGCGCGGGCAAGGATAGTATGTTCCAGCCCTTCCTTTGGGCGCTTGGCGGTAAGCATTGGCGCAACAGATCAGTCATTGAGGCTGGCGGGTTGGATAGCCAATGGGGTTATTCGTTGGAAGCTGAAGTGGTCATCCTGAACGAGTTGAAGGAACCAGAGGCGCGCGAACGCCGGGCGATGGCTAACAAGCTAAAGCCGCTGATCGCTGCGCCACCTGAAACGCTGTCGGTTAATCGTAAGGGTATGCACCCCTATGAGTTGGTCAACCGCCTGATGGTGGTCGCCTACACGAACGATCCGCTGCCTATCACACTGCCAACACAGGATCGTCGCTGGTTTTGCGTCTGGACACGCGCGCCGCGCATGACAACAGCCGCAGCCAAAACGCTGTGGAACTGGTATGAGGCCGGCGGCTATGAGAAGTGCGCCGCTTGGCTGCACCAACGCGACGTTTCGGCGTTTAACCCTGCTGCTGCACCGCCAGTGACCGAATGGAAGCTAAACATGGTCGAGCATGGTATGAGCGTAGCAGAAAGCTATCTGGTAGACATGATGCGGCTTCGGTCGGGCGTGTTTTCTGATGGTGTCATCGGTGGGCCGTTCCATCGTATCTGCGATGCGCTGGCGGTTAACGTGCCAGCCGGCGTTAAAATCCCACAGGCTGCGTTGCTTCATGCGTTGAAGGAAGCGGGCTGGATCGACATAGGCCGCATTAACTCAAAAGAGTATCAAAACAAGAAACACATATTTGCTGCGCCCGAAGCGTTGGAAAAGCACAACAAGTCAGAGTTGCGCCGCATGGTGGAAGAATTGCCCAAGTCGGGCATCATGCCAAACATCGGTAGGAATTGACAAACATTTGGTTGCAATGATATACTGATAGGGTCAGCAATGCTCCGTTGGCCCTTTTAAGCCCCCTGCGTCTCACTCCGCAGGGGGCTTTTTATTATTCCTCCCACACTGCTTCTGCGTCTAGGATCAGTTCGCAGGGTGGGTAGCGCAGATTGCTGACTTCAATGTCGGTTATCAAACCCCTAAAGGCAAGATGCTCCAACAGGCGATAGGCCAGCGTAGCTTCAGCGCGCTTGTCGTAGTCCTCAAAGGCTTCTGCTTCTTCATCGGTCATTCTGGTTTCCAATCTTTAGGATAAGGGACTGACTTGTAACTGGTTCTGTAAAGTCTGCCGTTTTCGTCGTAATGCTCTGTCACTGTCGAGCCGTCATCATTCAGGACAACGGCAAGGTCGCCAAGCAGGTGCAATGGTCGCCCGGTCTTGGGGTCGATGCGGTATTTTATTTTGTCGGTCATCCGTCTTTCTCCGGTGTTAGGAATGCAGTCAACACTACTGCGTGAAGCGTTCCGTTTGGTTTGCGAAACTCTGTATATCCATCTGGCATATCTGTGCGGATACACCCTTTGAAGTCCCAGCCCTGCCGCTTACCGGCTAATCTATAAGTGGCTGTCATTTGCTATCCTAATCTAGTGATGAATGTGACGCCGTTGATCGTGCGGCACTTGAACGACTTGCCGTTGCGTATGCCATATTGCGACACGTTGCGGCTTGTGCGCTTGGCATGGCCCTTTTCGGTGGCTGGCATACTGCCAACTTCGCCAACGGCCAGCGTTCCCATTGGGTAAAACATAGGGCGGCTCATGTAATCAGCCCCCGCGCTACGCAAGCCTGTCGCAGATGCTCAGGACGGACACCCCATCGCTTATAGATATTGCCATAGTCGCGCCTAACGTCTGACAGGTGCGCTTCCTGCGCCCGTAGCGCAGCCTTTAGCTTGTCATGCTCTTTAAATGCGTCTGCTGCGCGTTGCAGCACTTCGGCTTGTTCGTCGGTGTATGTATTTATCATTTCATAATTCCAATGTTGTTGCTGGCTTCGCCCGCTTGTCGTTCAGTCTGTTAAGCCAAAAGGCTTGGTCTGGCCCGAACGCCCGCGCTGCGTGATATTTGAACAAAGCTAGGGCTAGATCGTCGTATCCTTTGCGCTTGTGCGTGACGATTAGCGGCGATGGTATCATGGCCTCTAAGTCTGTCCGCCGTGCGCGGTGGCGCGTTGTGGCGGCTTCTTCGATGTCGCGCAGCGTCAGGCGCAAGTTATGCTCCCTGTTGACGTGTTGCAGGACAGCGGACTTGTCGCTGATGTAGCTGCATAGGTGCTTTATCTGCTTGCGGACGGCATATTCCATTAGCGTCTGTCCTTTTTGATGTAGCGGCCTGTCAACGGGTGGCGCAGCACTGCGTTGCGCTTCCAGCGTAGCAATTCGGCATTGTCGCGCAGCCATGCTTTGCGGAACCATTCACCGGCCTTGTGCGTGTCATACAGGATGAACAAGGTAGCGGCTTGCAGCGCCAGCAGCGCGATGATTGCGATTTGATATTGGTTCATTTAGTCCTCCAGTATTAGGGTTAATAAGAAAAGGGCAGCACCAGCGATTAGCGCGGTCATTTGGCGTTTAGTTGCGCTTGCAGCGATACAGTCTCTTCCATCCATGTGTCGCAGCGGTGGCTTAGTTCGTCGATTAGCTTTTTCGCGTCTTCTAGTTCCTCTTCAACGTCGATCAACGTCCACAGGCGCTCCAACAGGACAAGTTCTAGGTCGGTGGTGAGGTTGTCCCGTGCGTGGCGTGTCAATTCGACATCGTGCATCATGCGGAGATAGTTGCGATCATTGGTCATGTTATGCGTTCCCTTCATATGCCGTAAAAGGTAGCAGCTTGTTGCGCTGCTCCACCAAAAACTCGCGCAGCGTCTCAAACTCTGCTGGTTCGCTAATTACTATGTCATCCGTTTCGCCGCTGTCGATTAGGTCGCACAGGTCGAAATAGATTTCCTGTAGTGTCGTTTTCTGTTTGTTTGTCATGGTTCAGTTTCCTTTTAATGTGATGATGATTGCAGTGATTGATAGCACCAGAACGGCGGCAAAGCCGGCTAAAGCTAAAACGTGGGCGATCACCACATATCTCCGCCGTTGTCGGCATAGTTGTTGATGTCGCTAAGCCATTCGGCATATTCTTCGCGCAGCGATGGGTCGAAAAGCCTGTAGCTGACGTTGTTGCAGTATTTGTAGCGATTGGCGTATTCGCGGAAGAACAACGCAAACAGACTGGCCTTGTCATCCGCCTTGATGATTTCGGATTGATCCGGCAGAGGCCGGAAGCTGCCTAGCGCATAGCTGCTTTTGACGATGGTTGCCTGTGCCATGTTATGCGCCTTCCACGTTAACGAATACATAGCCATCGCCTTTGACGTTGCCGCCTTGTGCAAATGTGCCTTGCCAGCCCATCTTGGCGATTAGGGCATCGGCAGCGGCCTTGTGGTTGCCGTCTGGATTTAGCTGGTAATCAAAAGGAACCATTATACTACCAGCGGCAGCGGTTGCCTTGATGCGTGAGCCTCTGGTGTTGGTTGGGCCCATATACTTTGTTTCGATTGCTTGTGTTATAAAAGTCATCTCACTCACTCCTATTATTGGCACTAGCGCCAGCCTCGCGGCGGATTGCTCCGCCGTCCGGTGGTGTTAGGCGGCGACAGCGTCTTTCCATGCTGTATCGGGCGCAGTGTGGCCTGTGCGTATTGGCATCAGGACAGCAAACGCGCTTGGATAGAGCGGAAAGGTAACACCGGCTGGTGACTGTCCGTTATGGTGCAAATGCGCTTCTAGTGAACTCTTGCCACCTAGCAGCTTGCCGATCTTGCCCATGTCAGCGACATAGGCGGGATTAAATTGCGCGACTTCGCCCGATAGGTCGCCGGTCGGAATAACGCGACGCCAATCGGGGAATGTGCCGTCTACCGGCTGGCAGGCAATGTCGCCGCACTGCGTAGGTGTCACTGTCAGGCTGTCGAACTTATTGCCGGTCACTGCGCGCTTGATGACATCGATAGGGATAATCCACCCTTTAAATTCGGGAAGCTCACTAACGTCGATCTTGCCACAGAATAGCCGGTGTCCGTCAGTCGATACGACATATCCTAGTGGATCCACATAGACGCCATTCAGATAATAGCGGACTTTCTCCGTTGACGCGCAGACAAGCGCAGCGCGCAATAGATCGGTAGGGATGGTTATGATTGTTTCGGTAGTCATGGTTTACTGTCCTTTACTGTATTGTAAGGCCGGCGGGATTGCCGGCCTTGATTTGTTATGCTTCTACAATCCGCGAGGCTTTAAACAGCTTGGCGGGCATGAATTGCTTGGCTTTATCCAGCGCAGCTTGAGCCGCTTCGACGCTGTCGAACCGATCACCTTCGCGCCCGCTAAAGCGCCAGATCGTGCGATACAATTCGATAGGTTCGCCGATCAGATTTACGTTCACTACTTTATAGGTCTTAGTCATGGTTCTCACTCCGTTTGAAAAGGTCTGCGCGACGAGCTGCGCCGCGCAGGATAGGTTTACCATTCGCCGCCAGCGGCGCGGACTTCGTCGCGGCGCTCTGCCAGCGGCGCAAGTGCTTCGCGGACATTGGCGATTGCTTGCGCGATCGTTTCTGCGCCGTCGAGACATTCGAGAATGTCGCCGTCTGACCAGCACTCTACAACATAGTCCCAACCATCGGACTCATAGGTTTGCAGCGCGTGATTGCGGACGGCATTTATAAGGTCTTGTTCGTTCATGTTACTCACTCCTTCACTGATTGATTAATACTGATCTGCGCTCTGCGCCCATTGAACCTGACGCATCGCGTCAGACCAGCCAAGATGCCAGCGGTTCCAGCGGCTGTCGATTGAGCGGTCACTGCTAGAGCTATAAGGACAATCGACGCTGCGGTCGCCGCGCCCAAATGCGCTGTAGCCATCGTGGTACTCTACATTGTCGGTTCTGGTGTATTCGGTCATTTCACTCACTCCTTCACTGATTGAGGTGTCAGAATACAGTTTGAGAGGGTATATGCAAATTAAAAATGCACCCGCGACTGTCGATTGCACTAAATTGTGTGGCATTTCTGCACTACCCTCTAAAACCGATTTTAAGGCCCGTACAGCACGATTTGGGTTTGAGGGTACCTCAGTATGGAAAGTGGTCGAGTCCGAAAACGTTCTGGTTCTGTTCTGTTTCTGTTCTGTTGTCATGGGACGTCATTTGGAAAGCGCCAAATGACTACCAAATGGCAATCGGCGCTAATGAAAATAAATCTGTGGATAAGTTATGCGAAAGGGACGTCATCAAACGTCATTCGGGACGTCATGGATTTTGGCGCAAATGACGTCCCGATAAATGGCTTGAATGCGCCGATCACAGGCAATCGGACGTCAAATAGTCATGAATATTGTATTTAGCTGAAGATATAATAATTATAACCTATATGGTTAGCAGTGTGCAATTCGCCGGCGAGTTGCGTTTTGAAAAAAAATGACGTCCCGTGTTACTGTACTAACACAGTTAGAGGGTTAGTTTGTTCTCATGGCTTACGTTAACGTCAAGCGTTGCGCGGGTGACTTGGCGCATCATGACAACATGACGTCTGTCACTGTGTTAATACAGTAACACACCTAGCTAGCCGCTAGCCAATATGTTTTTTACTAACATCACTGTCAGTCCAAAGGGAAAGGCCAACCGAAAATCTACGCTATAGAACAAAGCCAGAACGCGTCGAGCAGGGGGGCACCCCCCACAGGGCCGAGCGCCGCGTGGCTGACACGGTCACGGGTCGCAAACAATTTTTTTATTTTAAAAAATATGCTACAAAGTATTTGGAGCGGTTGGGAATGAGGCGGTTGCGATCAGTCCTCTGGCCCACAGGCGATTGTCGAGTAGCCGCCGCTCTATTTATTTTTTTTTAAAATGTCGCTGCACCAAAGCCTGTTGCGTATTTGTTCCCAGTAGATTATTGTGCAGCCAATGACATTCTACTCACTGCCATTTACGCCAGAACGGACGCAGGCCACCGAGTCGCGGCTGGAGGCAATCTATGAAGCTGCCAAGTACGGGCTAAAAGGTGATAGCCTCGCTATGGCGGCTGGCATGACCCCGCGGCAATTTCGTGTGCTGGCGGAATCCGACCCGCTGGTCGAGATGGCTGAAGCCAAGGGGCGCAGTGAAGGTGAATACACCGCCGGCAAGACCATGTACGAAGCTGCGCGCGATGGCGACGCTAAGGCTGCGCTGGAAATACTCAAGCATCAGCACGGCTGGGTAGCCAAGCAGCAGATCGACGTGAACATCGACCAACAGATAAGCATCACAGGCGCACTGGAAAAAGCACAGACGCGCGTCATCGAAGGGCTGTACACCGAACTGCCCCGGCTAGAGGATAACTCCAATGCAAGCACCGATATATTCAGCCCAAGACGAAATGGAGTTGATGGCAAGGTTGTGGAGTCCGTCTCTAAAGGATGACCCCCTAGCATTTGTCCTGTACACATTCCCGTGGGGCCAAGCTGGCACGCCGCTGGAACATTTCCCCGGCCCACGTAAATGGCAGCGGCAGATACTTAGCGACTTGCGTGACCACATCAAAGAGAACAACGGTAAGATAGACTTCTCAACTGCGCGGATGGCGATTGCGTCAGGGCGCGGGATCGGCAAGTCTGCCCTAGTCTCATGGCTGACGATATGGATGCTATCATCACGCATCGGCTCGACAACCATCGTGTCGGCAAACTCCGAAGCGCAGTTGCGCTCCGTCACATGGGCAGAAATTACAAAGTGGCTAGCGATGTCGCTCAACAGTCACTGGTTCGAGATAGCCGCCACACGGATCATGCCAGCTAAGTGGCTGACGGAACTGGTCGAGCGTGACCTGAAGAAAGGCACGCGCTACTGGTCAGTCGAGGGTCGGCTGTGGTCTGAAGAGAACCCTGACGCCTACGCTGGTGTCCACAACTTCGACGGTGTGATGCTGATCTTTGACGAAGCCAGCGGTATACCCGACAGTATCTGGTCCGTATCGGATGGTTTCTTTACAGAGAATACTCCACATCGGTTCCATCTCGCCTTCTCCAACCCGCGGCGCAACACAGGCTATTTCTACGAAACCTTCCACAGCAAGCGGGCGTTCTGGTCAACACGCGTCATCGACGCCCGTGATGTCGAGGGTACAGACAAGAACCTGTATCAGCGCATTATCGACGAGTACGGGCCAGACAGCTACCAAGCCAGTGTCGAAGTCTACGGTAACTTCCCCAGTGAAGGTGACGATCAGTTCATCGGCAGCAATCTGGTTGATGACGCCATGAAGCGGCCACCTGTCAAAGATGACAGCGCGCCCATCGTCATAGGTGTAGACCCTGCACGCTTCGGAGCGGACGCTACCGTCATCGCCATACGGCAGGGCCGTGACATCCTAGAGTTGCGGAGACACCGCGGGGCTGACACGATGGAAGTGGCCGGCTACGTCATCGACGCAATAGAGCAGTTCAAGCCTGCACTGGTCTGCATCGACGAAGGCGGCCTAGGCGCAGGCGTCGTGGATAGGCTGAAGGAACAGCGGTACAAGATACGCGGCGTGAACTTCGGCAACAAAGCCAAGAACCAGATCATGTGGGGCAACAAGCGCGCAGAGATGTGGGGCGCCATGCGTGACTGGCTACGCACAGGCCACATACCGACAGATAGGTTTCTGAAGACAGACCTCATCAGCCCGCGCACCAAGCCGGACAGCAAGGGTACACTGTTTCTTGAAAGCAAGAAAGATATGAAGTCACGCGGGCTTGCCTCTCCTGACGCAGCGGACGCCATAGCGGTCACGTTTGCCTTTCCTGTAGCATCACAGGATTTTCGACAAGGACGCGTTGACAGACGCTCTCCAAGCAGGTATTCTTCCGCTGGAGTTTCTACAAGCTGGATGGGCAGTTAATGGCAGACAAGAAAAAATCTGTGTCGTTGTCCGTAGGCCGTGGCGAAAAGTTGCCTGTGTCTAAGGGCGCGGGACTGACTGCCGCTGGTAGAGCCAAGTATAACGCTGCAACAGGCAGCAAACTAAAGGCGCCTGCGCCCAGCCCGAAGACAAAGGCTGACGCAGGACGCAAAGCGTCATTCTGCGCGCGTATGGGCGCAGTGGCTGCCAAGGCTAAAGATGGCGAACGTGCCAAAGCAAGTTTGAAAAGGTGGAAATGCCCATGAAACCCGGACTATATGCCAACATCCACGCCAAGAAAGCCCGCATTGCTGCTGGATCAGGCGAAAAAATGCGTAAACCCGGCGCTAAGGGCGCCCCTACCGCCAAGGCTTTCAAAGAAAGCGCCAAGACAGCCAAACCAGCTAAGAAGGGTAAATAAATGCCAGCCAATAAATACACACGCGCACTGTACAAAGTCGGGACTGTAGCGGCTGAACGCGCTGCCGAAGCTAATCGTGACCCAGCCCGCAAGGCAGCAGCCATGAAGATCATGGCACGCGAAGGTACGACAAGCGCAGCCGGCGGACGCGCACCAGTTAAAATGCCAAAACCTGTACAGGTCATCCGCACAACTGTGGCGATGAAACCAACGCCAACAAAGAAGAAGTAAAATGCCGCTGGTTAAATCACCTAGCAAAGCCGCGTTCCGCAAGAACATCAAGGCTGAGGTAAACGCCGGAAAACCTGTCAAACAGGCGGTCGCAATCGCGTACAGCGTGAAGCGTGAATCCGCTAAAAAAGGTAAAAAGTAACCACAATGGCTGATCCGACAGGTATTAACAAAGTAGGCGACGTAGCTGACATCGGTAGCGATCCAGCAAACACGCGTGGCGACCCTGATGTAATGGCAACTATGCGCCATCGTATGCAGATGGGTATGGCGGCGCTGTCGGACAGCCGTGAAGATGAACTAGACGATCTACGGTTTATGGCCGGCAGCCCTGACAACCAGTGGCAGTGGCCAGCCGACGTGTTGGCGACCCGCGGCGCGGTGCAAGGCCAGACAATCAACGCACGACCATGCCTCACAATCAACAAACTGCCGCAGCACGTCCGTCAGGTCACGAACGAGCAGCGTCAGAACCGCCCAGCCGGTAAAGTTATACCCGTCGATGACAATGCTGACATTGAAGTGGCAGCGATCTTTGACGGCGTTGTGCGGCACATCGAATATATGTCCGACGCTGACGTTGCTTACGACACAGCCTGCGACAACCAAGTTACATATGGTGAAGGTTACATTCGTCTAATTACAGAGTATTGTAACGAAGAAACCTTCGACCAAGACGTTCGCATTATGCGCGTCCGCAACTCGTTTAGCGTTTACATGGACCCAACGATCCAAGACCCATGCGGTTCTGACGCTGAATGGTGCTTTGTCACGCAAGACATGACAAAAGACGAGTATGAGCGCGAATTTCCAGATGCGTCGCCCATTTCGTCGATTATGTCCACCGCTGTGGGCGATGAAAGCCTGTCCGCATGGCTTGACGAAGACACTGTCCGCATCGCGGAGTATTTTTACTACAAACGCAAGCGTGAAACGCTAAATTTGTACCCCGATAACGTATCTGCGTTCAAAAATACCGACATGGATAAGCAACTGCGCGCCATGTACGGCAAACCTGTCCGCACACGCGAAGTAGACCGCAAAAAAGTCATGTGGATGAAGACCAATGGCTATGATGTGCTTGATGAGCGCGAGTGGCCGGGCAGTTGGATACCTGTCGTGCGCGTTGTAGGCAACGAATTTGAAGTGCAAGGTCAGATTTACGTATCTGGTCTGGTGCGGAACGCCAAAGACGCACAGCGGATGTACAACTACTGGACCAGCCAAGAGGCAGAAATGCTTGCGCTGGCGCCAAAAGCACCATTTATTGCATATGGCGGCCAGTTTGAAGGTTACGAAAACCAGTGGAAGACTGCCAACACGACCAACTGGCCGTATTTGGAAGTCAACCCAGACGTTACAGACGGCGCTGGGAACGTATTGCCGCTTCCGCAGCGTGCAGCACCCCCGCTGCCGCAAACAGGGCTGATACAGGCTAAAATGGGCGCTGGTGAGGACATCAAGTCCACCACCGGCCAGTATGACGCATCTTTGGGCGCGCAAGGCAACGAACGGTCTGCAAAAGCCATCACCGCACGCGAAAAGCAGGGCGATGTTGGCACATACCACTATGTAGATAACTTAGCCCGTGCGATCCGTCACATTACCCGCCAGCTTGTCGATATTATCCCTAAGATTTACGACACACAGCGCATTGCACGCATCATCGGCGTTGATGGGGAAGTCAGCATGGTCAAAATGGATCCAATGCAGCAAGAGCCTGTCAAGGAAATTCGTGACCAAAATGGCGGTCTGATTGAAAAAATCTACAACCCGTCAATCGGCACATACGACGTTATGGTCACTACTGGCCCCGGCTACATGACCAAGCGTCAAGAGGCACTCGACGCCATGTCGATGATTCTGCAATCCAACCCGCAGCTTTGGACTGTGGCCGGCGATCTGTTCATCAAGAACATGGATTGGCCCGGAGCGCAGGAAATGGCGAAACGGTTTAAGAAAATCCTTGACCCGAAAGTCTTGGAAGAAGGCGATCAATCGCCTGAAATCATGGCTGCCAAGCAACAGATCGAAGCCTTGTCGCAAGAACTCAACCGTGTCTCTGACATCATGGAGAACATCCAAGACAGCGCGGAACAGCAGAAAATCTCCATCGACAAGTACAAGGCTGAAGTGCAGGCTTACGAAGCTGAAACCAAGCGCATCTCTGCGGTACAAAACAGCATGACACCTGAACAAATTCAGGATATTGTCATGGGTACGATTGCAGGCGCACTGGATACAGGCGACTTGATCGGCGGTTCACCTGAAATGCGCGAAGTACCGCAGATGGACGAACAGATGCAGCAAGCCCCTGAAATGGGTGAGCAGCCTGAGATGCCAATGGAAATGCCCGAACAAGCCCCTGAAGGAATGATGTAATGAGTTGCGCTGATTTTATAGGTACTCTGTTTCTCGCGCGCGATGTGGCTCACTCGACGCACCTGAACACGCGCAGCTTCTCCAAGCACTCTGCTTTGAACACGTTTTACGACGAAGTCATCGAACTGGCGGACAAATTTGCAGAGGCATATCAGGGAAAATACGGCCTAATTGGCCCTATTTCGCTTATGTCAGCTAAGAAGACTAACAACATTGTCGAGTTTCTTGAAGGTCAGGTAGACGAACTTGAGGAAATGCGATATAAAGTTGTCGATAAGGATTGTACCCCTTTACAAAACATTATCGACGAGATTTTTGGCCTGTATTACAGCACGCTGTATAAACTTAAATTTCTCGCATAAGGACGCGCTATGGAACTCTTAAACCCTTTAAGCAAAGCTGATTACCCTTCGTACAATGTGGCTTATACCGGCACTGCTGGCAATACGTCCGAATGGCCTGCCGGCGCGCAAGGCGTTGTTGTTTGGTCGGATCAGGCTTGTTATATTGAAGTTGGCGTTAGTGCTGTAGCTACAACTGCCAGCACACCAATTCCACCCTTTACACCAATCCCTTTTGTGTTAGCCGTAAATACGTCAGGCGCTCCTTGGCGCGTAAGCGCGGTTCAGGTATCCACAGGCGGTACGGTGTATTGCAAACCGATTAATCGGAATTGATACATGGGCTTCGGCGGCGCTCTTCGTAACGGTATTGCTTTGGGCTTAGGAAGCATTATTAGCTTTATATCTGGGTATGCAGACGCAACTGTGCAAAACAATCTGCTGACTGAAATTGGAGACAACCTCGTCCAAGAGGACGGCGGATTGTTGCTACTGGAGTAATTAGATGTCAGTAACCCCATCACCCATCGGCGGCTTTGCAGCACAGTTTTTTGATAACAATGGCGTTATCCTGTCGGGCGGCAAGATTTACACCTACGCAGCCGGCACAACTACGCCGCAAGCAGTCTACACCAGCGCGTCTGGCGCTACGCCGCACGCAAACCCTATCATTCTGGACAGCGCAGGACGCGTACCGGGCGGTGAGATTTGGCTGACTGACGGTCTGGTCTATAAGTTTGTCATCGAAACAGCGACAGCCATCCTGCTTGGCACATACGACAACATCACTGGCATCAATTCCAACTTCGTCAATTACACGATCCAAGAAGAAGTCATCACGGCCACCGCAGGCCAGACTGTGTTCAACCTTTCGACGATCAACTACACGCCCGGCACAAACTCGCTGACCGTCTACATCGACGGCGTGAACCAGTATGTTGGCGACAGCTATATAGAAACAGACAGCGACACTGTTACGTTTACGACCGGCGTACACGTCGGCGGCGAAGTGAAGTTTACCACAGCAATCCAGACAACTACTGGCGCTGTAGACGCGTCCATTGTAACATACGATCCGCCGTTCACTGGCGGCGTCATTACAAACGTAGAAGCTAAACTAGCCCAATATGTTTCGGTCAAGGACTTTGGTGCTGTTGGCAACAACATAGCAAATGATACTGCTGAAATTCAAGCTGCATTAGATTATGCCGATACGGTCAATGGCTGCACAGTATATTTTCCCGAAGGCACATACCTAATCAGCGGCCCCCTGATTGTTTACAGCAATACAACCATTATTATGGGCGGCACGGTTAAAGTAGCTTCAATGCCTATTGGGGGCTATGAAACCGTATTTATAACCGATCCTGTTAGCCCTGCCGACAACATTCAATTTATCAACCCCCAAATTGACGCTAATAATGTTGTGCCGACTAGCGGCATTATGGTTCGTTACGGGGCCACCAATATCCGCGTTCAAGGCGGCTACATTCGCAACTGTGCCAACAGCGCCGCTCTTTCCGGCGGGCGGGCGTTTAACATTGAAGGTGGCACGGGAACGCAGAATGTCACTATCAGTGGCACAAACATTACGGACTGCTGGAACGGCGTTTCTCTTGCTGGCGGCGCAGCGCAAGCCAATTCCAACGTCAGCATTACCAATCTAACAATCAGCGATTGTCAGGTTGCTATATCTTTGTTCGGCAACACATCAGGCTACCCGCATACTGGCGAGTTCATGCAGGCAGTGTTCTCAAACATTGCCATTCGCAACTGCGGCCATCTGACAACATTTACAACGCAAGCTGGCGTGATTGTTTCAGATCGCGGAAGCAACGTGTCGTTCAGCGACATATATGTGTTCAACGACGCGGCTTATGGCGCTGTCGGTTCTTTGTGGCGCGGTGATGCTAATAATATTAGCATGGATAATGTCACAATGGACGGCACTCTTACTGCCGCACTATTTGACTTTTCTAGCTATGCAGAAAGCAACTCTTACCCGTTGTCAGCTAACAGTTCATTGAATAGTCGTTTCATGAACGTAAAACACAACGGCACAATACCCATCATTATTGCGCTGCCAATTAGCGGCGCTTCATATCTGACCAATTGTCAGTTTGATGTTATTACTGATGTTGTAACCAGCGGCGCTCCGGGAACAGCTAACACGGCCAACAAAACAACGTGCCGCTTAAAGGCATACAATAAAACGCAAAACGCATTCATTGAAGGCTTTTTGAGCGACATTGGATCGGTTACGTTTGCCGAATGGACAAACAAACTATATCCGGCTGACAATTTTGCGGCGCGTGCATGGGGTTTATTTGACGGCACGACAGGCACAATGGCACGCAGCTTTAACGCTACTAGCGTTCGCAACTCTGCGGGTGACTACACCGTATCATTTGGCAACACGGCCCCTGTTGTAAGCTATGTGGTCGTTGCTTCTGCCGCTACAGCAACCGGATCAAATCAAGTCTTGAGCATCCAGAACAAGACGCAGAACGACTTTGATATTTTTACCTTTAGCGGCGGCGTAGCAACAGATATGCCATCCATTAACTTTGTTGTTTACTATTAAGGATACGCCCAATGGCCGACAAAAAAATCTCCGCGTTAACCGCTGCGACAACACCTCTAGCTGGTACTGAAGTTCTGCCCATTGTGCAGAGCGCATCGACGGTTAAGGTAGCCGTCAACGATATGCTCGGCGTTACAAGCTGGACTTCGCCAGCAGTTAACTCTGAAGGCAATATGTTTTTGCGCGCCACAGATACGTTAGCTACTGGTGTAGGTACGCAGATTGGCCTCGGCGGTAAGTACAACGCATCCAGCTATTTCCCTTTTGGTGCTGTTGCAGGGCGTAAGGAAAACGCGACCAACAATAACGTAGCTGGCTATTTGGCTTTCTTGACCACCACTTCCGGCGGCACATTGACTGAGCGTGCAAGATTTAACAGCACGGGCAACTTGGCCTTCAGTGCCGCTGGTAATGGCATCGACTTCAGCGCAGCCACGCACGCGGCAGGCATGACCAGCGAATTGCTGAATGACTATGAGGAAGGCACTTGGACGCCTACGGTTTCTGGCACAAACTTAAGTTTGTCTAGCATTAGCAGTGCATACTATACTATTATAGGCCGACAAGTAACGGTCTATTGCTACATAACAGTAGACAATTCAGGCGCCCCATCAACCGCACTTGTTCTTGGCGGCCTGCCTAAAACTTGCCTTGGGTACGGCCCTGCCTTCCGTTTCTACGGCCCAAATAAATTTACGGGCGATTGTTACGTATCTGTGGGTACAGCAACCATTGTTGAAACAAACATTTTAGGTACGGGATCGTCAGCAATCATGGTGTCTGCAACTTATTTTTTCTAAGGTATATTTATGAGCCTGACTAAAGCAACTTACTCCATGATTGACGGCGCTGCCGTCAACGTGCTTGATTTTGGGGCTGTTGGTGATGGGGTCGCAAATGACACCGCAGCCATTCAAGCCGCCATTAGCAGCGGTGCTAGAACTATTTGGTTTCCCGCCGGAACTTATTTAGTCACATCTATGCTTACCCAAGCCACTAACCAATCGTGGGTAGGTGAAGGCGGTCAACGGGCTACCACAATCAAAAAAGGCTTTAACGGCACTCTCGTCACTATGGGGTCGTTGGGAGAACTTAGCCATCTTAACTTTGATGGTAATGGCGCTAGCTTTACAGGTAAAAACATTGTCGTTCCTGTGGGCTGTTTCTCACCTTTAATTGAGCGCGTGCGGTCCATTAATTCTGAAGCACAAGGGTTGTATTTTGAAGCCGACAGCGGCGGCGGCGCAACAGTCTCATTTTTTGAAGGTGTAACTACAGCGCCTACCACGCAAGCTGCAATTGGTTGCGCGGGGGACACTACCGCCACACCACGCTTTTTTAGCAACATCTGGCTTTCCGGCGGCCTTTTTGCCATTACGGGCATGAATGACACGTTCATAACAAACGCATACGTCTACAAAATTGTAACTTCGTCAACCACAGCTAATTTTTACATCACAAATTGCCGATTTGCATCGTCGGGCGATCCTATCGTTATTGAAGGCGCTGGCGGACAGTTTTCTAACTGTGCTTTTGCTGGCGCGATAACATTACAAAATAGCAGCGGCTTGGTTTTTGACAGCACTTGCGAGTTTGCGTTTGGAATTACTGAGGATGCAGCTACGTGTTTGTTTAACTCATTCTCCACACAGTCAGCAGCCTATACGCCTACATGGACGCAGCCTAGCGGCACTCAACCCAGCTTAGGTGATGGTACGATTACTGGCCGCTATATTCGTGAGGGGCGTCAATGCACGGCCCAAATCGTTTTAACGATGGGGGCGACCACAACTTACGGAAATAACCTTGTTGCGTACCAGTTTTCGCTACCTTTCTTTTCGCATAACGCCTACGTTCAAGAGTTACCACTTGTAGCTGTTGTCCAAGATGCGACCGGAAGTAGCTATACATATAACGCCCAGATCAACGCGTCATCGAATAAGATTACCAGTGTTAATTGGAACGGCGCAGCGGCACGCGAAGGAAGCCCGATTACGTGGGCGGCGGGCGATAAAATATTAATTAACCTTACATATTCCACGCAATAACCTAATGTCCGGCGGGATAGTCGGTCTGGAAACAGGAGAAAGAAAATGGCTTTAGAGAAAAAAATAGTAGTTGATTTAATCGAAGTCACTGAAAATGGCTGCGTGCAAGTCCGCACAAAGACCGCCATCCTCGAAGACGGCGAACAGATCAGCGGCACATTCCACCGTCACGTTGTCGCTCCAGGCGATGACTACAGCGCCGAAGATGCCCGTGTGCAGGCTGTCTGCGCCGCAACGCACACTTCCGAAGTGGTAGCTGCGTATGCCGCAGAGCAAGCCAAGAACGCGCCGGCAGCACTGCCAGAAGCAGAAGTTTAACGATATTGCCAGACTGCATCAAATGATGTAGTCTGGCCTACAACCGTACTGATGCGGCTCATCAGGAACTCTTTAAGGGTTAAACATGGACGATAATGT